GTATGGTATTATGTTTGTTTAGGCAGGTATTCTCTGCGTCAGAATATACGCTTCTGATTGCGCGCGACACTGTCATCGCTATATGCATGAGTGGGTACCCCCACTCTTCAGGATTTCTCCTAGACTCTTATTCTGATCTCAATGTAGGGTCTGCTACATCAGAACATGTAAGTTACTGTTTCTGTACTTAAGCTGGAACGACAAGCGCAGCATTAACGTAGAACAACGTTGGACAATTCATGAAGAAATGCAACGTATAATCTGCGCCGACGCCGAAGTATCGTTCTATGGTTACTCCATTCAGCGAATTGTTGTTCGCATCATAAGGGAACTCCACGGAAAGCGTATCGTACACAGTGCCATCATAGCTAGCCGAGCCAATGGCCGAAGGGTTGGTGGAGCCCTGCGGTCTGGTAGACTGGAATTTGAAAGCCGAGTAACTTGGTGCCACTATCGCGTGACCAGACGTGGTGTTGGTGTGCGTCAGAGACGAACCAGCAGCGGTCGAGCGCGAGTTCTTCCAATACGCCGCCTCAACCAAGTTGATTGTAGTGCTTGGCGAAGACACATACTGGTTGGAGTACGTACCGAACGTGAGGTTGTTACGTGAAATTCTCGATACAATTCCCAACGAGCCTTTACTGGGGTTAAAAACCCAATTCATGGACCCTCGCTGCGCAAGGAAACATGGGGCAAGCAAATGCCAAGGAGTAACGTTGAGGAAATTGAAATTGAAGTTCGACGCTGGGACATTGATGCCCTTAGCCGAGTTCCAACCAAACGGATCATAACCATAATACGCGGGAAAGCGTGTCTGGTCAATCCGATAAACTCCTGCAGTTGTCGCTGTTGGTGGGCCAATGTATGTCGTATCCAGCAAATTATGACGTCGTATCAGCGTCCGAAGCGACCTCACACTCTCACCAAAATTCACCAGCGCACGATGGGCGGAGGCATCCGATATATCTCCCATATCATCGGAAACGACGTTACCCTTGTCGTAGTACTCTTCAGACTGAATCGCATAGGGTGAAAGGTCGGACGGAGCAGAAGAAGGGTTTGAAAACTCCAAATTCTCTGCTCCACGCACGAACACTTGCACCCCCACACTGGCAGTAGTGGTCGGGCCCGTCAAAGCGGTCAACACCTTCAAGGAAAGCATTCCATTGTGAAAGGTGTCAGTCATGGTTAACGTAGGTGAAGTTGAAGTTGAAAACACCTGAGTTTGGTTACTTGCGAGAGTGTAACACCATGGAAGAGCTTGTTGGTACGGAACCCTGAACTC